CAGGATCGGCTCCACGTCGCACACGCACCCGGCGTGGTCGCCCGGCAGGAAGTGCGAACGGGGCGGCCACCCCGACGTGTTGGCCAGAGCCGGGTCGGTGAACTCCTTGAAGCGGAGGCCGTCGAGGCGCTGGTGGGGCTCGAAAGGGTGCAGGCGGAGAGCCGGGCCGTACACCCAGCGGTACTCCACGACTGAGACTCCTTCTGAGGCCAGGGCGTCCCGCATCCGCTCGCCCACGCTCATGCCCTCCACCCGGTCCCCGAGGCTGATCCACGCCTCCCCGTTCCGGATCGTCTCGTCCGTGAGGATGCGGGCCGGGCTGCCCCCGGCGATGTTCATGGCCTGTCGGACCATCCCAGCCGGGATGAAGCTCGTGGGGTCGTGCTCGCCCACCCCCGTGTACTGGCCCGAGGCGGGGTCGTAGAGGCGCACGTCGGCCAGCCCCGTCATCGCCTGCTGGACCCACTTCCACGCTGTCCCCAGATCGTCGGCCTGGCGGAGCTTGAGGGCCTGCCGCTGAGCGCCCGAGAAGCCGCCAGCGATGCGGCCAGCGGCCTCCACCGCCTGGTCCTGGGCCCGACGGCCCAACCCCATGAACGAGAGGCGGAGGCGTGACCAGTCGTACTCCGTGCCGGCGGCAGCCACGACCGCCTTCCCGAGGAGGGGGGCGACCTCCTCCGGGGCGGCCCTGATGGCGGTCGCCACGCCCATCTTGCGGGCGACGTTCCGGAGCCTGTTCGCTGTCCGCTCCAGCTCACGCTCCAGGGCGGCGTCCATCGCTGCCCGCCACCGGACCCGGAGCTCCTGGTCGATGGCGAGAAGCTCGGCCCCGGCTCCCTCGATCACCTGTGGCGCTGTGCTGGCCCCGGCCGTCAGCGCCAGCGGCTGCCGGGGCGTCAGATGTGGGGGCGGCTGCCCACGCTGCTGAGCGGAGTGCCACTGGATCAGGAAGGCGGCTGCCGCCTGCGGGCTCTGCTCGGCGATGGTCTGCGACTCGGCGACGGAGAGCTCCACCCCGGCCTCGGCGGCCAGGTCTCGGAGCATCTGCGCCGTCATGGCCGGATCGACACTGCCCTTGGTGAACGCCATGCGGGCCAGGAGCTCTACGGCGTCGGGGGCGTCCTCCTCGGTCCAGCCCCGGCGGGTGCGCCAGCTGGCCGCCTTCACGAGGCCCTGCGTCACGCCGAAGTCGGCGGATTCCTCCGGGTCGGGGTCGGCGATCAGGGCTTGCGGGTCGAACCACACCACGATCCGGTTGGCCCAGTCGTCGGGCACCGACGTGTTCTCGGCGAGGTGGGGCCGGTAGAAGCAGTAGGTGAGCGCCGTCACCATCGAGACCGCCGACGGGCGCAGGTAGTCATCGAACTCGTCCTGGTCAACCTGCTTGGCGTTGGCGAAGGTGGTCTGCTGGTGGCCCATCACCTTCTCCACCGGCAGCGGCAGGCCCCGGGCGATGCGCTCCACACGGGCCGCCAGACGGGTCTCCGTGGACGTGTCCGATTCTCGAGCAAGGCTGACCCGTCGGATGGCGGCCAGGAACTCGGCGGCGCCGTGGATGGTCAGCGGGTACTGGGAGGCGAAGCTCCCGGGCACCATGCCGTCCTGGATGGCCTGCTCCAGCATCACGTCGAACGGGTTCCGTTCGGCGTCCCGGTCGGCGGGCTGGTACCCGGCGGGCCACTGGAAGTCGATCTCGTTCGGGATGAGGAGAAGCCCGGCGGGGAGGGTGGACAGGGCCTCGGTGATCACCTGCTCGTTGAGGGTGATGGCGGCCCGAGTGTCGGTGCGGAGGCGGCGGAGGGGGCTGTTGGGGAGGGCGGCCCACTGCGGGTGCCGGGTCCAGTACCGCTCGATGTAGTCCTGCTCGGGGCGGAGCTTGATGCCCTCGGTGTCGCCCGGCTTGGCGAGGAGCTCGAACTCACCGTCCTGCTCTTTGACCTCCTGGGTCGAGGCGACCTGCCACCACTCCTCCGGTCGGCCGTCCACCGTCTCGTCGCCCTCGATGCCGACCAGGTAGAGCTCCCCGGCCACCTGCATGTTGATCTCGTACAGGCGCAGAATCTCGGCCTGGCCTCCGGCCCGGGTGCGGAGCCGGGCGAGCTCTGCCGTGGCGGCCTCCAGCACGGCGGGCGGGCAGGCGGCCTTTTCGTCGGCGAGGGGGATGGGGTCGCCATCGGGGTTCTCGGGGTCGGCGACGGCGGGGAACAGCACGATCTGGGCCATGAGGTCGCCCCGGTAGTCGAGCGCCTCGCCTATCTCGGGGACCTCGTTGTACGCCTCCCACGCCTCCGCCTGCCAGGGTTGGGCGATGGCGGCGGCCCTGTGGGCGGCGGCCCTGTTGGTCAGGTCGATGCGTTGAGCGGCGGCGACAATGCCCGTGTCATTCCGCTTCGACCCCCGAGCCCGTGCCACCGGGCGGCATCTTACGCAGAGCCGTACCGCTCCCGGAGGATGAGGTCACGCTCGTGGGGGAGCAGCATCCGCTCCTTGTCGGTGAGGCCGCCCCAGACGCCCACCTGCTCGATCAGCGACAGGGCCTCGGCGAGGCACGCCCGGCGAGTGAACCTTGAGCACCCGGCGCACACCACGAACGCCCGTTTGGCGTTGACCGTGAGGGGCCCCCGGGCCCTGTTCCCTCCGGGGTGGTGGCAGGCGGACGTGAACCACTCCGGGTGGCGGTGCCCGAGACAGGCGGCCTGCTTCCACCAGGAGCTCTGCGACGGGGGGAGGGTGATCGGCTCGGTGGCGGGCCGACCCGGCTGCCCGGCCATCAGTCCCGGTTGAGGAGGCGGACGGAGGCCTGTGCCTGCAACGCCTGAGCGGCGGCGTGGCGGGTCGGGTAGAACCCGGCGCTGCACGTCCAGCCAGCCGGTCCGGCCTCGCTGGAGTCGAGTCGGCTGACGTTGCCGAGGTCACGCCCGTGTCGGCTGACCTCGTACGAGCCCATATCCACGCCCGGGTCGGTCGCCTCGTACGTGAAGCCCCTGAACCTGACCTTGGCGGCGGTCATCGGACAGCCTCGGGGGCGAGCCCGTGGACGGTGGCGACGTGCGCCTCGATCCGGGTGGCGGCCGTGGCCTTGGCGACGGGGGCGGTGGCGTACCGGCACAGGCGGCAGGCGCCCTTGAACGTGCCAGCGTGGGGGCCGGGATAGACCTCGTGGGTCGGTGCTGTAACCATGACCTCAGGCTAACACGGGTTAGCCCGGGTGGTCTACGCCCTCCGGCCTGCCCATCTGCCCCAGTAGAGGCGTAGGCCGACGATCACTGCGGCGAGGAAGCCGAAGCCCTGCATGAGTCGCACGGGTGCCAGCCTAGACCACCGCACTCCGGGCACGGCTTGTCCCACACCACGGCGTGCGCCTCGTCCAGCCAGAGCCCGTAGCCGTTGCAGCCGAGACAGGTCTCGTGGTGGACGATCCAGATGCTCTGGAAACAGGGGCTGCACCAGCACCAGCCGTCGGGCTGGGTGACGAAGTGTTGCCGGGGGCTCGGGCCCCCAGGCACGTCGTGTCGGACGAGCAACGGTGAGGACCCGGCCACGAGCCCCCACCGTAGCCATCGTCAGAGCTCGACTCGCTGGGCGATGCCTCGGAGCTCCTCGGCCTCGTTCTCGATGGAGCCGATCAGGGCGGACAGGACGTGGCCGAGGTCGGCGAGGCGGGCGTCCAGGGCGGTGCGCTTCTCGGGGTGCTCCAGCAGTGTCGCTGTCCGGGTTGGCCGGGGGTTGGGGTCGGTGAGCACGTAGCCGATCCGGGCCTCCAGCTGCGCTCGGGCGTCCAACAGGTCCACCATGCCTCGTTCCGCCTGGCCCAGAAGCTCGGCGAGCCAGTCGAGGTGTTGGAGGGCGGAGGCCTGTCGGGCCTCTGCCTGGACGCCCCGGTGCTCCCGGTACTCGGGGGCCTGGTACTCGGCGGCCATGTCCTCCTCCCGGCGCACTACTCGACCTCTCGGCTATACGGCGAGCCGGAGGTGTACGTGGCCGACTCCAGGCCAATCGCCTTGGCCTCATCGAAGCGGGCGGCGTCCACCTCAGGCGAGCTGTGGGCGGCCCCGTGCGGGTCGAGGCGGTTGGTGACCACCGGGCTCTTGGTCGTGGCGTACAGCACAACGTCCGGGAGAAGCTGGCCGGTGCGAGGGTCGATCTTGCCCACGTGACCGTCGCATCCCTCGGGGATGTACACGGGCAGCCACAAGCCCTCCACGGCGTTCCGGAACAACGTGTCGTAGGCGGTCTCCCCGGTGTCCGCTCCGGGCCACGGCGTGCCGTCGGCGCCGTCGGGGAACAGGCCAGCGATGTCCGCCCCGGCCTGGGTCTTGCAGTTCTCGTAGTACGAGTACGCACCTGTGCAGAAGGTGTCGGTCATGGGTCTCCAGTCGTAGGCGGGTTAGGGGCGTCGTCCGGGTGCCCTTCGGGCCCCGGCGGGGAGCCTAGTGCGGCTGCATCTTGGAGGGCGCCTGCGGCGTAGAGCAGATGCCCGGCGGCACGGCAGAGCTCCCCCGAGGTCGGGCGGCGAAGCCCGGTCAAGCACTCGTCCACGTAGCCCCGGACGGCGGCCATGCGGTCGAGGGCGTCCTGGGTGAGCGCCCCCCACGTCACCTCGGCCTCAGCCATGCAGCTTCCCGGCGACGTGCGACAGGGCCAGAGCCCGAGCCAGGCGGTCCCACTGTCGGGGGGCGACCCGTCGGGCGGCGATCACCCCGGCGGCGATCCAGAAGCTGGAGCACCACGGGCACGTGACGAGCTTGGCGAGCTTCGGCGGGTGGGCGTCGGCCTCCACGGCGTCCCCGGGCGAGCCCCACTCCTCCATCTCGGTCAGGTCGGCGGATCGGCCGGCACGTCGGTAGGCGAGACGGATGGCGGCGTCCCGAGGTCCGGCGGTGATCGCATCGGCCGTCACGAGGCGGGTGAGCCGGGCGACGGCCAGGGCGTCGATCAGGAGGGCCTCGTTGGCCGGAGTCAGCCCCATCGGCCCAACGCCAGGAAGAGCAGGGCGGCGCCCCCGAACGAGATGATGAGGGCGGCCAGAGCTCCGTTGAGCGCCCAGGCGAGGTCGAGGCAGTCGGCGTTGAAGCGGCGGAGGCGGGCCATCTCGGCCTCTACTCGAGCACGGCGGGTGTCATCGTGGGCGAGGTACCCGGCGAGCCAGTCGGCTACTCCCAGGGGCCCCAGCCGGACGGGCCTCTGACCACTGCCACCGTCATCAGCACGTCGGTCAGACAGTCCGGTCCCACGATGTCGGCCCACGAGTACCCTCCCCATCCGGCCCAGCCCCGAAGGTACTGGAACAGGCCGGAGGCGGAGCTTGTGGGGTTGTCGGCGGAGCAGGCCGGGCCTCGGGGCGGCTGGGTGTCCACCCGGCGGTAGGGGAGCTTGCACGGGTCCACCCTCTTGCCGTTGACCATCGAGGGCCCCTTGTCGAGGCCTCCCTCACGGCAGGCGACGTACAGGGCCTTCTCCACGTGGGCGGGCCCGAGCTCGGCGAACGCCATCTTGATCAGCTGGTGGGGGGTGAGGTCGGCCATCCAGGCGAGGTTGAGCGGAGCGGGCCCCTCGATTGCCGGAGTGGCAGTCGGCGGCGGGGGGCTGGAAAGGTCGCTGGGGCGTTCAAGCGGCGGGGGGAGCTCTGACTCGGCGGGGAGGGCGACGGCGGCGAGGATGGCCTCTGCCGTCCCGAGGTCGGGGCCGTCAGCGCCGTGCGGGACAGCCCCGGGCAGGCACCCGGCCACCAGCATCATCGAGAGGGCGAGGGACGCCCCGGGCCACCTCAGCGGCCCAGTTGCCGTGTGCCCACGGCGGCCTTGACGGGCTGGACAGGCAGGGCCACCAGGAGGCGCTCCACGCCGTTGCGGGTCAGACAGATGCGGCCGTCCACAAGCTCGGCCTCCACGCCACGGCGGGCGAGGGCCTGGACTTGGGCGTCGTCCCAGAGCCGAGAGGCTTGGGCAACGGCGTCGGCGCCTGGGGCGCTGAGCGAAGTCGGGGGCAAGGTCTGGGCTCCGGGCGGGGACCCTACTGGCGGGGTGGCGGCGATGTCTACCACCCTCGGGCCGAACTGGGTCGGCTGGCCGGAGGGGCCGTCCCCGAGCATCAGGAACGAGTCCTCGTCGGGGATGAGGGACAGGCTGCTGCCGCTGTCCCAGGCCACGTCGATGACGGTGCCCACCGGGTCACGGTAGACACGGGTGACGGTGCCCTCGTCGCCCGGCTTGAGGTGCGTGTAGACGTCCTTGACGGCCTGGAGGCGAACTCGGCGGCCGATCCAGCGGTGCTGTTGAACTGGCATGGGAGACTCCTTGGCCCCGAGCTAGTCGCCCGGGGCCGTCGTTGGGGTGGGGTTGGGGTGCTGTGTGGCGGGGGCCAAGGGCGATCACCAGCCCTTGGCGGCGCAGTCGGGGCCGAGCCCGAGGGTGCGGCTGGTCTCGTCGGTGAGGTGGCGGTTGCAGCGGCCACAGCGGCCGATGGCCCGTCCGTACGCCTGAGCGGCCTCGGCGAGCCCGGCGGCCACGATGGCCTCCAGCGCCTGGCGGGCCTCGGCGCCCCGGACCCTCGTGTCCTCTCGGCCGCCGATGACCCGGCTGACGAAGGTGTACCCGGCCCACTTGCCCTCAGTCGGAACGTCTACGGCCCAGAAGTCCAGATCATTGTTGCCGGTCCGGCTCGGGGTGGCGTAGTAGCCCTGGGGGACCGACGGGGCGGCCGGGGTGCCCGTGGGGCTCTTGGGGGTGCGGGCGATGTTGGCGAGAGCGATGCCCCCGGGGCCTTCGGTGTCGTAGATGGTGCCTACGGTCTCGACCTTGGTGGTGCCGTCACGCTTGGTGACCGTGACCTGGGCGCCCTCGGCGAGGACCTCGTGGGGGCCCCGGAGCATCCACACGTCTCCACGCTTGGCGAAGGTGACGGTGGCGGGGGCGACAGGCTTGGGGGCCGGGCGGGGAGCGGTGGTGCCCCAGGCGGAGCCCTGACGGCGGGCCGGGCCCTCGTGGACCTTGCCACTGTGGGCGACGGTGGACTTGACCTGGCGCTCCCGGCGGGGCATCTCACGCCCGTCGAGGGGAAGGGCGACGGGGCGACCCTTGCCGGTGGCGACCCGGACCGTGTCCTCGAACAGGCCAGCCTCGTTCAGCATCCCGGCGGCGTTGAGGGCGTCCATGATGTGGCACTCGTCGGTGAGGCCGTAGACCTCGGCGTACAGGTCGAGCAGGGTCTGCAGGCAGTTCTCGGTGTAATCGGGGGCGATGGTCATTGCGGGCCTCCTGGGCTCTTGGGTCTCCCCAGTCTAACCCGGGTTAGCCTGAGGCGTCTACGGGCCGGAGCCTGCCTGTTCGCTCCTTCCGTCGTCCCCAGGGTTCATTCACTGTTGACCTGGGTATCCGGCACGTGATCCACAGGTTGGGGATACGGTGGCCGTGTGCGTCTCGGTCGAGGAGGTGAGCCCGTGTTGAAGTCAGCCGATGTCTGCCGACAGGCGGGCGTGACCTACAGGCAGTTGGACTACTGGCATCGCATGGGCCTGTTCCCGGACGTCCCGACGGGCCCCGGCTCTGGCACGCCCCGAGAGTGGTCGGCCCGGCACGTGGCCGTCGCTGCGCTGTGGGGCTGCCTGTACCGGCTCGGGGCCGACTACGCCACTGTCGCCTCGATGGCGGAGTGGGCGGCAGAGCTCCCCGGCCCGTGGACGGGCATGCTGGTCGTCACCCCCCACCCGGGCGAGGCCGGGCGTGAGGTCAGCGACACTCCGCACCTGACTGAGGGGGCGGGCTGGGTCATCGACCTCGGCTGGTGCTGGGACCGTTGCGTCCAGCACGAGCTCGCCCTCGTCTGATCAGGCGCTCTGCGCCACCCGGCGGATGGTGATGGTGCAGGTGACCTTGTGGGGGTACAGGTTCGGCATGAACAGGGTGCCGTCCCCGTCGGTGGTCCAGTGCTTGCCGTCCCGGCCGCAGTTGATCGTTGACTCGGTGAGGCCGTCCTTGGAGTCCACCATGATCCCGACCAGGGTGCGCTCTGAGGGCGGCGGGGGCGGATCGTCGGCGGCGGCTGCGTAAGCCGTCCAGGCTCCCCCTGACACGGCGGCGGCGGCGATCAGGGCGAGAAGTTTCTTGGGCATGGTGCACAGTAGGCCTGCCCCGGGGGGCCGGTGAGGGAACCTCCTCGGCCGGGCTCCCCGGGGTAGCGTCACCAGCCATGACAGCCACCACAGCATTCCGGGCAGCGTCCGTCACGTTCGATCCCATCGATGGGGGGGAGCGGCGAGAGTGGGGCAAGGTCCAGGTCATGACCAGAGGCGGGCGACTGTCGATCCGGTCCACCGACGGGGCTGCCAACCTCGACCAGGACGGGGTGCTCGCTGTCTCCAAGGTCGGGAACCGCACGTGGCGGATCACCACGGCGGAGGGGTCGTTCACGGCGGTCGTGGACAAGACCTGCCGGAGCTGCAGGTGACCTCCCCCATGCGCCCCGAGGATGACCTCACCGTCGGCGACCTCCCAGTGCGCTGGGTCGAGGTCGGCGGCCGACGGGTCGCTGACGAGCCGTGTCCCTCGTGGTGCTTCCGGCCCGAGCCCCACAGCGGCCCCCACGTCCCCTACCCGGGCGACATCGGCGAGCCGATCCCCTGGAGGGCGCACGCCCGGGCCTGGCTCGTGGTCGTGGTCGTGGTCGGCCTCGCCTGGCTGGCCGTCGGCCTGTTGGCCTGGGGCCTCTGGACGGCGGCTACCTGACCGGACGGGCCCCGAGACGCCCCGGGCCCCC